GCCGGCTATCGCTGGCGTTCCGCAGTACACCTTCGACGGCGTCAAGTGGACCACGGTCGGCGCCCAGATCACCACGGCCAAGCCCGCGGACGCGCTGCCGCTGATGGACGCAGCAACTGCGTCGATCGGCGTTGCCACCGACTACGCGAGAGAGGATCACGTCCATCCGAAGATCCCGGCAGCACCCATGGACGCGATGGCATATTCAGGGATTCAGGTAAACGGGTCGATGGAAGTTGCCCAAGAGGCCGGTCCCGCTGTAGTTCAAAACACTGCCATGTACATTATAGATAACTGGGTAGTGCAAAATATGAGCGCCGCCGGCGTTGTGAGTTGCGGCAAAAATACCAGTATTTTTCCGCCGGGCTTCACTGCAAGTCTGGAGACTTACACAACCGCAGGCACTCCATCTCCGGCACCGAATGATCTCTACCGTATTTTTCAGCTCATAGAGGGTTTTCGTTTCGCGCGTATGCGATGGGGCACGCCAAACGCGCAGCCTCTCACGATTGCCTTCTGGGTCTGGACCGGACAGCCCGGCACCTATTCAGGATCGATAATCAACTACGACGCCACTATATCGTATCCGTTTTTGTTCACCGTCAATGCCGCAAACACCTGGCAGTACATAACGATAACAATCCCCGGACCCGTTAACGGAGCGTGGCTGATAGATGAACGGGGAAGCGCGACGATTTCAATAACATTGATGGCTGGCTCACTTTATAGAGCGCCCGCCGCCAATGCGTGGTTTACAGGAGAAGCCTACGCCGGACCCACATCCATCAACGCCTCTAATGCGGAGAATCAGTTCCTTATCAGCGGCTTTATTGCCCTGCCCGGCATAGAAGTGCCCGTGGCCGAACGATCGCCATTTATCATGCGGCCCTTCGATCAGGAGCTGCTGACGTGCATGAGGTACTTTGAAAGGCTCAGTGTCTCTATTGCAGGATCTTTGTCGCCTGCTGGCACCAACAGCCATGTCACATGGTTTTTCAAAGTACAAAAGCGCGCACTCCCGAGCTTTGCGTTAATCGTAGAACCGGGGTTCTCGCTGTTTTCTACCAGCGTGGACGGAGCCAGCGGGTATCAAGCGGGTGCGGTTCCGTCCTTTAACATCGGTTCTACAGCGAACGCGAGGCTCTAATGGCAGATTACAAACTCACCGCAGCTGAAGAACCCTGCGCCGTCATTCGCGCCTCAGACGGCGCATGGATACCCGCGGACATGGCCAACACCGACTACAACGGCTATCCGATGCGCCCCGGCTATATCCAGTGGAAGGAGGCCGGCAACACGCCGGACCCCTACGTCGCGCCCGAACCGCCGCCGCCCCCGCCGCCGACCCCGGAGCAGACGGTGCTGTTCGACCATGAGAACCGCGTTCGTGCCCTGGAAGGCCAGCCGCCGCTGTCCGAGGATGAGTTCGTCTCCCGGATGACCGGCGCGCCCGCGGCGACAAAGTCGAAGCCCAAAGCGCGGAGCAGGTGATGACCCGCGCAGCAGCTATCGCGGCGTTATTGCTGACGACAGGCTGCGCGCAACAGCGTATTGGCGTCGAGCTGTACGACCCCAGCGTCTACCAGAAGGCCGAGGTGGACGCCATCACCGCGGAGATCCAGTGCAAGAACACCGCGCGCACGCCGGTGCAAGTCGCGCGCTGCGTCGGCAACAGGAGGTGACCATGACCCTGGGACTAGTCTTCTGGATCTTGATGCTGATCTGGTTCGTGTTCGGCATCCTCACCTATTACGGCAGGGTGCCCGGCACCTACGGCCCGCTCGGCAACACGTTGCTGTTGTTTGTGTTGTTCTTGCTGCTAGGCTGGAAAGTGTTCGGAGCACCTATTCATGGATAGGAGATAGAAATGGCTACAAAATCAGGCGGCAAAGGTCCGAAAGCGGTCGGCAAGCCGACCAAACCGTCCGCTGCAGTGCAAAGCGCGCGGCAGGGCAAGCCACCCAAGAAAGGCAAGTAACATGGCCAAGATGACCAAGGCACCGACTGTCAACATCAAGGCCCCGCCGGCACCCAAGGCGCCGCCGAACTTCTCCAGGACGCAGGACACCTTCAGCCACCACACCTCGCCGGCCAAAGGCCCGCAGGCGGTGGACCCCACCGTAAACGCGGTCAGCTCCAAGCCCAAGGCCACACTCCGCACCCTGCCGGACGTGCCGAAGGCCAAGTACAAGCATGACGAAAACTCCTGAGCAGGAGCGCCAACTCAAGCTGCTGCGGCGCAAGCGCGCGATCCTCGCCGCCCGCGAGGATCTGATTGCGTTTACGCAATTGATGATGCCTGACCCCAACTTTGACGATGACGTGACGAAATCGCTGTACATGCCGCAGCAGTTTCATCGCGTCATCGGCAAGTCGCTGGAAGAAGTCGAGCGCGGCGATTACCGGAGGCTGATGATCAATGTCGGACCCCGATTTGGCAAAACTACACTTGCTAGTGCGATGTTTCCCGCCTGGTACATCGGCCGACACCCTGAACGAAGTATTATCGTGGCGACCTATAACGAACATTACAGCTGGGATCTCGGACGAAGAGTTCGCGACATCATGGCGACTCCTGAGTACGCCCAGGTCTTCCCCGACGTGGAGATCAAGGTAGGCGCCAGTGCTGTCAATCGTGTCCAGACGACGCGCGATGGCGTGGTTTTCTCGGTGGGCCGCGGTTCATCCATCACTGGCCGGGGTGGTCACTGCATCCTGCTGGATGACCCGATCAAGGATCGTACTGAGGCAGACAGTATGCTGGTGCGGGAGAAGCTGTGGACCTGGTACAATCAGGTGCTCCGCACACGGCTCATGGACTCCACCGGGACGATTGTTATCGTTCAGACCAGGTGGACCGAGGACGATCTCGTCGGGCGACTGATCGACCCGATGAACCCCTATTACAACCCGGAAGAGGCCAAGGGCTGGCGCAAGATCGATCTGCCGGCCTTGGCGGAAGACAACGACATTCTGGGCCGCGCGCCCGGCGAACCGCTATGGCCGGAGCGGTTCACCAAGGAGTACCTGGAAGAGATCCGAGCCACCGACCCGAGAGGCTTCTCGGCGCTGTACCAGGGCCGGCCGTCGCCGCAGGGTGGCGCCTTCTTCCAGTCAGCCGACCTCGTTCCCTACACCAAGATGGACGACATGCCATCCTGGGGCAAAATGCGGTTCTACGGCGCCTCCGACCACGCCGTCTCCACCGACCGGGTCGCCGACAAGACCTGTCTGATGATCGTCGGCGTCGATGAGAAGGATAACCTCTGGATCATGCCGGACGTGGTCTGGGCCAAGCTCGACAGCCACGCCGCGATCGAGGGCATGATCGCATTGATGAAGAAGTATAAGCCGCAGTTCTGGTGGGCCGAAGGCGGCGCCATCCACAAGAGCCTCGGCCCCTTCCTGCGCAAGCGCATGATCGAAAAGCAGGTGTATTGCGCCATTGATCCGATCAACCCGGCCGCTGACAAGCAGCAGCGCGCGCAATCCATTCAGGCCCGCTGCTCGATGAAGATGGTGCATTTCCCGACTTTCACCCGCTGGTGGGCCGACGCCCAGGACCAGATCCTCAAGTTTCCCCATGGCTCCAAGGACGATTTCGTGGACGCCATGGCCCTGATAGGGTTAGGTCTGGCCAAGATGCACGGCCGGACCCGTAACCGGCCCCCGGAGCCGGACATCAAGGAAGGCACGTTCGCTGAGATGTTTCAGCAGACGCGCCGTCGCGAAGGCCAGAGCCGGCGCGCCAGGAGTTTGCAGGGATGGTAGACACCTTCGACAACTCCATGATGGATCTGCTGTCCGGTGGCAACCCGGATTCCAACAGCGCGCCGGACATCAACCCCAATACCGGCCAGCCCAACATGATCCCGCGCAACGCGCCGGATTCGCCGCAGCGCCGCCGCCGGCTGGTGCAGGCTTGGACCGACAAGGTCAAGAAGGCCAAGCGGTACTGGAAGCCCAGCTTCGAACGTATGCGCGAGGATCAGGAGTTCGCCTTTGGCAAGCAGTGGTCCAAGGACACCAGCGATCGGCGTTACGTCGCGAACCTCACGCTACGCCTGGTCGCTCAGAAAACAGCCTTCCTCTACGCCAAGAATCCCAAGGCCGTGGCTAAGAAGCGGCCCCGCCTCAATGCCACCAGCTGGGACGAAAGCCAGACCACGCTGAACCAGCTGATGCAGTCCGGCGCCATGATGATGCAGCAGGCCCAGATGGCCGGCATGCCCGGCGGCGGCGGCACGGGCGGCGGCATACCGCCACAGATGATGGGCGGCGTGATGCAGGCCGCCTCCGGGGCGATCGGCGGCGCGATGCCGACCGCGGGCCAGAACACTACCTCGATTGACGCTCTGATGGCGGGGGGTGCTCCTTCCCCTCCCATGGGTGGCGCCCCTGGCGGGCTTGTCGGTGGCCCGCCAGGTGGAAGCCTGAACGCGATCTCGGCCGCGATGGGCAGTCAGCTCGGCGGCGCTACCATGCCCGGCATGGGCGCGGGACCGATCCCAGGCTCGATGCAGGGCGGCGGCGGCCTCGGCGACCAGCTCGGCATGGCCGCGGCCGCGGGTGCCGCTGGCGGCATGGTGCCGCCGGGGTCGCCGATGATGGCGCAGGCGGTCGGCTCCGGGTTGGACATCATGATGGACGCTGCCCGCGTCAAAAACGAAAACATCATGATGGACAAGCTCGCGCGCACGCTTGAGCTTTTGTACGCCTACGAGGTCGATAACCAGCCGCACCCCTTCAAGAGCATGCTCAAGATGACGGTGCGCCGCGCGGTGACCAATGGCGTGGCCTACGTCAAGCTCGGTTACGAGCGGGTGATGGCCCTGCGCCCCGACCTGGAGAAGGGCATCGCCGATGCCAACGAGCGGCTTGCCACGCTGGAGCGGCTGGCCGCCGACGCCGCCGACGACATCACCGATGACGATGACAAGGAGGCCGAGCAGATCCGTCTGCTGCTGGCCGACTTGGCGGCGCAGGCCGGCGCTGTCGTGCGCGAGGGGCTGACGTTTGACTTCCCGCAATCCACCAAGATCATCCCCGACATCAAGTGCATCGACCTGAAGAACTGGGTCGCCGCCGACTGGGTAGCCGAGGAATTCCTGCTGTCCACTTCCGAGATCGAGGAGATCTACGGTGTGGACGTGCGCGGCCACTGCACCGAATACGGCGACAACGATGCCAGCGACCCGGTGTCGATGATGGCGAACTGGTCCACGTCGAAGGACAAGGACGAGCAGCGCGAGGACAAGAACGCCCTGGTGTGGGAGATCTACTCACGCAAGGACGGCTTGGTCTACGTCATCTGCGATGGCTACAAGGACTTCCTGCGCGAGCCGGCATCACCCGATATCTACAACGAGCGGTTCTATCCCTGGTACGCGCTGATCTTCAACGGCCTGGAGGACGAGAAGGAGCTATTCCCGCCGTCCGACGTCCGCCTGATCCGCGACATGCAGCTGGAGTATAACCGCTGCCGCGAGGGCCTGAAGGAGCAGCGCATCGCCGGCCGGCCGTTCATCGGCGTGGTGGCGGGCGCGCTGGACGCCGAAGACCTGGAAAAGATCACCAACCGCGAGGCCAACGCGGTGATTGAATTGAACGCGCTGCAGCCCAACCAGGACATCAAGCAGCTGTTGCAGGCCTACGCCGGCGCCGGCGTCGATCCCAATCTGTACGAGGTGAATCCTGTCTACGAGGACATCCTGCGCACCACCGGCATCCAAGAGGCCAACCTCGGCGGCACATCGAACACCACCGCGACCCAGAGCCAGATCGCCGAGGGTTCGCGCATGACCTCGATGGGGTCCAACATCGATGATCTGAACGACTTGCTGACCCAGATGGCCCGCAACGGCGGCCAGATCCTGCTGCGCGAGATGAGCCAGGACCGCGTCAAGAAGGTGGTAGGCCCCGGCGCGGTGTGGCCCGCAGAACCAGAGGCTCAGAACATCGCCAACGAGATTCTCCTCGAAATCGAAGCCGGCTCAATGGGTCGGCCGAACCAGGCGCAGGAGATCGCCAATGCACAGCGACTCTACCCCCTACTTATCCAGCTTCCGGGGATTGATCCTGAATTCCTTGCTAAGGATGTGCTCCGTAGGCTGGACGATCGGCTGGATCTTACGGAAGCGTTCAAGAGCGCGCTCCCCTCGATCGTAGCCATGAACGGCGCCATGTCCGGCGCCGGTGGTGCGGCTGGCCCCACCATGCCCGGCGCAGGCGCCGGGGCTGGCGCGGCGATGGGCGCCCAAGGGCCGATGAACGCTCCTGAACCCGGTGGTCCGGCCCCCGGCGGCGCACCGGACGCGGGCCAAACGCTGGAGGGAATGAAGCCCGGCCGGCCGCATCCAATGCCGAACCAGGTCAAGATGCCCACGATGCCAGGATGACAGCGCGGCTGATTTGGCTTATGGATCAATCACAGGTGCCACATGGCACCGGGAGAACGAGATATGGCAGATGACGATCGTTCGCTACCCGCCGCGGTAGACACGGATGTCGCAAACGTACCTTCGCCAGGTACAGACCAGGGCGGTCAGAGTCTCCACGATGCGATGCGAGAGGCAGTTCCTGAACTGCGCATCAACGCGGATGACGATGACAGGGCTTCGCCGACCCACGTCGCGAGGGATGATGATTCCGATCTACCGGAGGAAGCACCCCCTGAAGAGCTAGCGAAACTTTCGCAAAGCGCGAAGCGTCGAGTCTCAAAGCTGAACAAGCAGCGCATGAAGTTGGCTGCGGAAGTTCAGCGGTTGAAGGCGTTAGAGCCGAGCGCACAAGCTGCCGACCAGGTCACGAAGTATCTCAAGGCCAATGACATTGGCCAGGATGATTTCCTGATGGGCCTGGAACTGATGTCCGCGATGCGGCAAGGGAATTTCCGCAAGTTTTATGAGGGGGTAATGCCCTACATGAAGCTCTGCGAGGAGTACCTTGGCATATCGTTGCCCCCGGATCTGCAACAGCAGGTCGCTCAAGGGCATATGACGACACAAGCTGCGGCCATGTACTCGCGCGAGCGCATGGACAAGGCGATGGCGCAAACCAATCTGGTGCGCCAGCAGGCTGCTCTCAACCAGCACCAGCAGTTGTCAGTGACACAGCAAGAGCAGCGACGGCGAGAAGTGCTGGCCAATCAGGTGGTAGCAACCGTCAATGCCTGGGAAGCGGATATTGCACGCAAAGATCCCAATTACGCGGCAAAGAAAACCGCTGTTCAGAATACGATGCATTCGGTGATGGCCGAGCAAGGTCCGCCGCAGTCGCCCGAACATGGCGTTCAAATCGCTAAGGAAGCGTATCGCCGTGTCAACGAGCAATTCCGCGGCTGGGCAGCGCCCCAGCGCAAGGCGACCAATCGTATCCCGAGCAGCACAGGACGCACCGCTGGCGTGTCACCTGAGCCGAATTCCCTGCTGGAAGCAGTCAGATTTGCGCGAGAAGGAGCACGCCTCTAAGCATCACTGAGAGGCGACCATGCCCACCTATACAGCTCCACTGCTGAACCATATTACGACGGCCGCCCTCGACTGGTGGCTGAACAAAGGCACCGCGTTCCAGGAGGCCATTCAAGAGAAACCCTTGCTCGCCGCCATGGAGAGCAAGAAGAAGACCTTCCCCGGCGGCAAGGGCAACATCATCGTATCGGTGAAAGGCGACTTCGGTAACACCGCAGCCCCCGGCACCGCCGACCAGCTGGTTGGTTACGAGTTGGCCGACACCGTCAACTACTACACCCCCGCCAACCTGACCCAGGCCGTGTTCCCCTGGAAGGAGCACCACATCGGCATCATGCTGACGCACTCGGAGCTGAAGTCCGACGGCATCAGCGTCACCGACAGCGGTAACATGGACGACACGTCGGAGCATTCCAACCGGGATGACACCGTACTGGTCGGCCTGCTGCAGGACGCCTTGCAGGACGTGTCCGAGCAGTACGCTCGCGGCATGAACAACCTCTTGTGGACCAACGGCGCCGGCGACCCCAAGGCGCTCGCGGGCATGGCTGCGCTGATCACCGATGACCCCAGCGTGGGCATCGTGGCCGGCATTAACCGCGCCCAGCGCACCTGGTGGAGAAACCGCGCCTACACCGCGGCGATGGGCACGGCCGTGACGACCACTCCGGCGCTCGCAGCCTGGGGCGGGGGGCCGATCACGTCCAACACCACCAACGGCGGTTCGCTGATCACGCTCTTGCAGAAAGAGTATCGCCAGCTCACCCGCTACGGTGCCAAGCCCAACACCGCCTTCTGCGGCAGTGATTGGCTCGGTGCTCTCGAGACTGAGCTGCGCGCCAACGGCAACTATTCGATGCAGGGCTTCGCATCGGGCAAGGACATCTCGGTCGGCAAGATCTCCTACATGGGGACCGATTTCGAGTACGACCCATCGCTCGACGCGCTCGGCAAATCCAAGCGTTGCTACTGGTTCGACAGCCGCGACATCTTCCTGGTCGCCATGCAGGACGAGTGGCGGCACCAGCACTCACCCGATCGCGCGCCGGACAAGTATGTGATCTATCGCGCGATCACCTCCACCGGGCAGCTCTGTGCTCGACGCCTGAACGGCGCCGTGGTCATGGATATTGCCTGACCCCTTCGGGGTCGCGAAAAAATTTTTTCGCGGCCCCGATTTTCCGCAGAGGGCTGACCCATGACCAAGAAGATCCAGTACTGCACCTGCAAGGTCAATCTCGCGGGGCAGAATTGCCACACCGTGATCTATAATGAATACAATCCGGTGACCTGGCCGGAGATCCAGGTGCTGATGCAGCTGCACGGCGAAGAGAACGTCATGGACATCATGCCGTGCGGCATCGGCGACGTCTGGCCTACGGATGAGAAGAACCGGCTGACCAGCGTGTACGGCCCCAAGGTTGTCGAGGCGTGTTTTCCTGGGCGGGCTTTCCGCATGGACTTCACGATGACCGGCGAGGAAGATCTGCCGCGCTATGCTGATGGCACCAAGGTATCGACCAAGGAGCCGAAGCCGGGCAACGGCGACGATGACGAGGATGACGGCGGCGAGGACGAGGTTGCCAAGAACCTGGCCGCGGCCAGCCTGGAGCCGATCTTCAAGCCGCGCGGACGCAAGGCCGAGGTCGCCAAGGAGGCGTAATGCCGCTGGGTGTAACATTGCTGGAGCTGCGCCGGGAGCTGCGGGCCGAGACTGGCACCAGCATGAACCCGGCGCAGGGCACCCAGGCGCAAGGGTCGCTGGACATCATCCTGGCGCGGCAGCAGCGCGAGCTGTGGGACGCCTATAACTGGCAGCATCTGAAGTTCTGGAAAGATGTGCCGCTGGAGAAGGGCCAGACCACCTACTCCTATCCGGCAGAGATGGCGTTCGATCAGATCACCAGGATGTACGTCACCACGGTGGTGCGCGACGTCAACCACGCCGTCACCGGCTCCGGTGACTGGCGTCCCATAGCCTACGGCGTGTCGCCGCATATGGTGAAACTCGGCACCCCGAACGCGGGTACGCCGGCACGCTGGCGCAATGTCGCAACCGTATCCACCGTGAGCGGTGCTCCGGTCACCAACCCGGTAGGCCAGTTCGAACTGCTGCCGACGCCGAACTCGGACGACTATGTGCTGCGGCTGGAAGGCCAGGCACCGCTGTCGCCGCTGGTTGCCGACACCGACACCTGCATCATCGACAGTAAGGCGATCGTGCTGTTCGCGGCCGCCGAGGTGATGGCAACGCAAAAGAGCGAAGCTGCCTCGATGAAGCTGACCAAGGCGCAGAACTATCTGCGCCGGATACTTGCAGATCAAGGCGCGGACAAACGCACCAACTACAACATGGGTGGATACCAGCGCGGCGGGTTTGATCCCGACAAGAGCCGCCGTACAGTGCCTTACGTCGATTATGTGCCGTGAGGTGACATGCCCTATTTCACAATCACCGATTTCGCCGCCGGGCTGGATCTGCGGCGCAGTGAATTAACTGCACCCGCAGGCACGCTACGCAGCATGATCAACGCCCACATTACGCCGGGCGGCGAGATCGAGAAGCGCATGGCGTTCGTACCGTTCTGGGAGTGCGCGCCGGAAAGCCGCGGCCTGGTCGAGGTCAACCAGAAGCTCTACACCTTCGGCCCCAACGGCCCCTACAAGACCGAGCCGCCTGACGGCGTCTGGTCGGTCGGCGTGCTGGGGCAAGCCACCACCACGATCTACGAGATCATCGACTTCGATCTGTTTGACGACAAGGTGTTCGCGATCCTGTGGAAGGACGCCGCCGGCACCGTCGGCCGCTACTTCGATGGCATGGTGGTGCCCACCGCCAACGGCTTCTACTGCAAGACCTACAAGACCAAGGTGTACGCGGTCGGCGGCAATGTCTTGCACTTCAGTGCGACCGGCAACCCGGCAGTCTGGTATCAGTCGCCGCCGGCCACCATCCAGGACGGCTCCGGCTTCATCGACCTGTCACTCGGCGATTCCGACATGACGGATTGTATCGCGCTGGAGGTCTACTACGACAAGCTCGCGATCATGTCGAAGACCGCCACCCAGCTCTGGGTGATGGACCCGCTGCCGGAGAAGAACCAGTACGTTCAGACGCTGCGGCAGGCCGGCACCATGGCGTGGCGCAGCGTGCTGCAGTACGGAAGTGGCGACGTGATGTATGTCGGCGCCTCCGGCATCCGCTCGCTGCGCGCCAGGAACTCATCGCTGGCGGCGGCTGTGTCCGACATCGGCTCGCCGCTCGATCCGCTGATCCAGGATCTGTTTCGCTACATGGGCGAGGATTGGATGAGCGGCATCATCGCGATGCTGCAGCCGGTCACCGGCCGGTTCTGGATCATCATGTCCGGTGACGGCGATCCGCCGTCCTCCCGCATCTACATCCTGTCAGCCTTCCCAGGCCCCAAGATCACCGCCTGGTCGGAGTACGATGCCGGTTTCGTGATCACCGCCGCCGCGGTCCACAACAACCGCGTGGTGGTGCGCGACGACAAGAACATCGTCTACTCCTACGGCGGCATCGATGACCACGAACCGGTCTATGACGACTGCTATGTCGAGCTGGTGTTTCCGTTCCACGCCGGCGAATCGGTTGCCACCTTCAAGACCTTCACTGGCCTCGACGCCACCTGCGCTGGGGTGCCGTGGGAAGTGTCCTGCGCCTTCAATATCGAAGATCCCTATAACGAGGACTATGTCGGCAGGTTCGACGGCGCCTCCTTCCTGCAGGGCCGCTTTCCCATCGTCGGCCACTCCACTCACATGTCGCTGCGGCTGCGCTCGCAGGAGCCGGGACCGCAGACCCTCTCCAACATGGTGGTGCACTACCAGACCTCGGAGAGCGGATGAGCATCGAGATCGTCTACGCCGATCGCGGCATGATCCAGGCAGTGCTGGAGCAGCTTCGCGCTGACGATTACCAGGAGATGCTGGCATCGGGCGTGGACTTCACCACGCTGCCCTCGGTGATCATGCGGCACAAGGTGTTCGCGTTCTGCGCCTGCGAGTGGGATCTCGGACCGATCGCGGTGTGGGGTCTGGTCAACCGCCGCCGCGGTGTCGGCGCCGGCTTTGCCTTCGGCACCGAGCACTGGCCCAAAGCGGTGATCCCGATGCTGCGCCAGATCCGGGGCTATGTACTGCCGTTCCTTGAGGAAACCGGCTATCATCGGGTCGAGGCGGCGGCGCTGGCACGGCG